AATTGTTGCATAACCTTCGCTGTCTACGTATTGGTGAAGTACCAGACCTTCGTGGTCTATCAACGAGTCTACCAGTTCAGACTTACGAAACTTATCTACTATCATTTCTTACCTAACATTTTAGTAGCCCAACGAATACCAAGCGATGCGGATATTGCACCGATAAATGTGTAGCTGTACCACTCTGGTGCTTTGGATACATAGCCCCAACCAAGCATAACGTACTCTTGTGTCCAAGGAAGAAACGAGCCAATAAATGGTAAAGTTATTACAAGTAATGCAAACTCATCTTTCCAGCTATATTGTTGTTGTTTTAATGCTTCTACATCATAGTTTACTTCTGAGTCGGCTGTTTTTGCAATACGTTTTATTTCTGCATCTACTTTTGCTTCGCTTATTTTTGCTTTTGATTTAGTCTTAGCTGTGCGTTCTTCCATGTAAGATTTTATTGGTGCACCAACTAAATTTAATACTGGTCCTAAGAATGATAATAACATTAGTAGTTTGTCCCTCCTTGCCCTCTTTGAAATCTACCTACAAGGTTGCGGTAGACCATATCAAAAGGTGTTGCGTCTTCGTAGTTGTAGTTTATAGCATAAGCACCGGTTCCACTATTATATCCGGCAGATTCTAAAACAACATTAGATGCTGCTGGTACCCACCTACCCGGTTGCCTTCCTACACCCGGTTCGTAGTATCCAGTTTCTGTAGTGGCTTGAGTACCATATCCTCCGGTAACTTTAGTTTGGTAGTTTTTACCAGTGCCCCCACCACCAACTTGAGTAGAGTTCTTAAAAGTAATCTGTTTGTGCTCATTAGATAGGTCTTGGGTTATTCCTGCACGTTTTGCATCAACTAACCCACCGTTTTCAAGGGCTGTTTTTTTGTAATAGGCGTTAAACTCTTCCATTTTTTTCTTGTAATCTTCTTGGCTTGTAATCGCTTGGCCATTGTACGTTGGATTACCTGTTATAAGACCTTTTGTTTCAAATATTTTACGTGTAAGTATAGTCGGGTCTCTGTAGCCACTTTCATCTGTAGAATCATATCTGTTCATCTTTGGATCATTTGCTATTGCATCTGCCCACCTATTACCATTAAAGTTTAATCCAAAAGCTTTTGTGTAACTATTTACATAGTCTGCTACGGATGCTACTGTAGCTTGTCCCGCTTCTTTTTTATATCCGTTGTATCCCCAACCGCCAGTTGCTTCTAAACCGTTTTTTGTAGCTTTAAATTCCGCCCCACCAAAATTTGGTTTTGGCCGTTTGCTAGCAGACCAAGCACCCAGTAACATTTTTGCTCCCATTAGAATAGCCATTGGTACGGCTGTAGCTGGATTAATAAGAGTTATAAGAGATGTCCCTGCGGAAAAATAATCTTTGTTTTTTATGCCGTCATATATGCCGTAGATACTTGCAGCTGATCCAAATATGCTTCTACCACTTGAGGCGGCTACATTTCCGGCACCTTGTCCTGCTAATGAAGCTGGAGGAGCGGAGCTTAAACCAATGCTAGCTTGCGATGCAAAATTTGAACCGGCTGAATTAAAAATCCTCCCTGCTTGCCCTGCTAAACTTGTAGAAAAAGGAGTAGCATAGGTAGCTAAATTTACACCTGATCCAAATGCTGCTGCACCACCTACAGGGCTAGGCCCGTACGGGGTGCTTGTAGTTATAGTGTTTTGACCAGCGTAGGGATCTCCAAAGTAAGACTGGTACAAAGCCGATCCTTTTCCTTTTGCATAATCATATCCTTCAGAAGCTAAAGTGCCAAGACCACTGTCTGGAACATAAGGATCTCCCCCAAAAAGTTCTTCTTCCATTGCTTCATCTATCGCATCTGTTTTTGTTCCGCTTAAATCCATACTGCCCGTTTCTCCAAGGGCTAATGTAAGCGGGTCAGAAGAAGCATCTACTGTACTTTGTATAGACTCAAACATACTAAAAGGATTAATTTTAGACTTTAACATGCCGGCTAAAGATGTTGGATCGTCTGGTGTTGCACTTGTTTTGTCAAACCCGGATAGGGGCAATGCATCTAAATCAACACTTATTTCTGCCTGTTCTTGTTCATTAATGATGTTAGCTGCAGATGGATCTACCACATCAGGGGTTAGACTCTTTGCCACAGCTTCTTTTTCCGCTTGGCCCACATTTCCAGATAGTGAACCTAGGGGAACACCAATATTTGGATTGTCTAAACTAACTACACTAGAGTCAAATTCATTATCACTAATGGCCATTTTTCTTCATTTCCTTAAAGTTAACCTTCAACTTGAGGAGTATTTCCAGTAAAGCCGCTTTCCCCTGAAGACGGTACACCTCCAGTTCCGATGGTGCCACCACCAGAGCCATTAGCGTCTGGCTGTGGAGGCCCTTCAGGTATTCCTCCAATACCTCCCATTCCACCTTGTCCTGCCCCAGCAGCGGGGCTAGGCCCTTGAGGGGCTCCTTGCGGTCCTTCGGGTTGTTGAGCATCCTGTAATCCTTTGAGTATTTCAGCATATATCTGTGCTTCGTTTACATCATTTACTAGACTATCTGGATCAATGTCCTGAGATATAGCTAGTTCTTTTAATAAGTTTGGTATTTTAATAAATGGTGCAAGGGTTGGGTTAGCTACAGTTTGTAGTAACATAGTTAATCTTTGTGAACGCACTTCTTTTTGCATTACAGAAGAAGCACCTTTTGGTTTAATTTCAAGATCACCAATTATGTCTGGGTTGTTATCATTAAATTGCATATTCCATTGAAAGAAAGATTCTCCCATAGGTTTAAGAAGATAATCATCTATGTTTTTAATGACTGTTTTTATAGATAGACCGGAAGAGCCAAGCAACATAGATAACCCTGAAGCTGTTCTTCCAGTGCCGGTTACTCCTGTTTGTCCGTGCATAATGCTTGGTATACCTGTTTCTTCATCTGCAAGTTGCCTTGCCTTATCATACATTTGTATATTTTCGCCAGCCGTACTAGGAAACTTTATACCGTTTATAGCGGTTCCAGTAACCCCAGACTGTCTTCTAAATACTTTTCCGGGAAAAATGTCATAGTTTTGCCCGGGTACAAGAGAAGTTTCATCTACATCAAATACAAGGTTGCCAGCTAATGCCAAGTTATCTATAGCCATACGTACATGACCATTCATAAGCATCTGTGCATCTTCCATGTTTTCCGGTATGCCTACACCCCAAATTTGGTACGGGCTCAGTTCATATGGAAATGCATAGTAAGGCATTCTTTCTGGAGTAAATGGATTGCCACAGGCTCGCAATATTTGTCCGCCAGAAATCCATATGTTTACTTGTATTTGGTCAAGCGGGTCTAACTCTTCTGCCCCTTCAATACCTATTTGTTGAGCAAAAGAAGCATCAAGTGTTCCCCAATATTCTAATATTTCGTAGCGTTCTTGATCGGCATAGGGTTGGTTTTGATCATCACGAATTGTGTCTTCAAAGTATTTTTCTTCGTAGTTTCCACCGCCAGAAATAACTTCTCGTATTGCTTCTGGATTAAACATTGGCATTTTCATAAGGTTACGAACTTGAGAACGATTCATTTTGTGACGTTGAATTACATATTCACAGTCATCCATATTTGTTGCTGAAGGATCTGGGTATACATCCCAAATACTTACTGCTTCAATACGTGGTACAAGTTTATCTTCAGGAGTGTATTGTCTTCCTTCTTCAGTGTTTTCCCACCGATGGATTGTTTTATTAAAGTTAAAAGGACCCTTTATTACTCCTGTACCAAGGAGAGTAGATTCAAATATAGCATGTCTTAAAACATTAACTGCATTATTATCTGTAAGTTGATCTTGAATAACTTTTTCCATTGCCAATGCAGAAGATTGTGCTGGAGAAATTTGGGGTTCTCCCAAACGGGCGGGACCCTCTGCTATGGGTGCATCTGGACCAAACTCACCGGCCATAGATCCTAAAAAATCAAGATTAGGCGGTGTTGCCCCCGTTGATCCGGGAGGTAATTCTCTACCATCTCCTTCAAATCCATAGGGATCTACTGGAGGTTGTTCTTTCTGATCAATTGGAGTTTCTAAATGGGCAAACTCTGCAATACCTTCAGGAACTGGAGTAGACTCTACATTTATAGGAAATTTTTTATTAGCAAATAAAATATCTACAATTTGTCCGTAGCCAGCTAGTACTTTAGTCTTAGTTATCTTTATAAATACTTTAGATTTTTCTGTAGAAGTATACTGTGTAGTAGAATCATACACCCCACGAAAGTTTTTATACGCCTTTAACCAGCGTTCTTCATGCGTTTGTCTACTATCTTCAGCAGCTCTCATTCGTTCTTGTATTACGCCAATAACCCCAGAACTCTGAGACATTTCTTCTGTTAAATCTATTGGATCAGACATACTGTTCCCTCTGTATTATTGTATTATGGTGTGTATTTTGAAGCAGCCATTACTGTACCCAATGCACCTGTTTGGTTTGCAGATACGGATTTAGAGTCTTGTGTTGATTGGAATGGTCCAGCAATAGTGCCTGCGTTAGCACCCATAATGCTTCCATCTAATCCTTCACGATGTAATGAACCTTCG